GGCGCGCTCGACCCCGCAACCGGCCAGACTAAGGCAAAGAGCGGGAAGCTTGGCGACTTCTCTTCACTCCTCACCGGCTACACCGATGCTAAGGGGAGGCTCTTCGTCCACCACGACTGGACGAAGCGGGCGCCACCCACGAAGTGGATTGCCGCGATCTTCGACCTGCACGAGCGGTTCGGGACTGAGAAGCTGGCGGTGGAGACGAACCTGTACCGCGACCTGCTGCTCCCGAACATCGAGACGGCGAAGAAAGAGCGCGAGAAGGAACGGCGCCGGAACAAGGTGCCGAGCTGGGGAATTAATATCAAGTTCTATGATGTCGTGAACGTCGATAACAAGATCAAGCGGATTTACACCCTAGAGCCAAAAGTGGAGAACGGGTATATACTATTTAACAAGGCTCTCTCCGGCGAATTTAAAAACCAAATGGAAACATTCCCCCTAGGGGAGCACGACGACGGGCCTGATGCCCTAGAAATGCTATGGTCACTGGCAAACGGACGTTACCAAATGGGCGGTTTGTCGATCCAAGCACAGCGGGGTAGGTAATGGCATTAGAGTCGCTGAAGCGCAACATGGACAGCAAGCGCGGCCTGACCGGGAAGTCTCGCACGCAGCAGCGCATCGACAGCAAGCTTGGCGTCGTCCACGGCGGCGCGCTGGGGCGCTTCCGGCGCTACCGCACGGAAGATCTAGACTTGCTCGACAAGTATCTGAGCGGGACGCAGTACGATCATCTAATGGATTGGGACGCGGGCGATGCGGACACCTACATCCCGATCAGGAAGCGCAAGCCTCGCATCGTCTACAACTTCGCCAAGACGCTCTGCGAGCGCGTGGCGTCGAAGCTTGTTGGTGAGCAGACGTTTCCGCAGTTCCGCGTGGAAGACGATCCGGACACCGAAATGTTCTTCAAGCTTGTGGCGAAGGCAGCCAACTTGCAGACGCATGGTGTCTATGCGGTACGTCGGATGCTTGGCATGGGCGCGCACTTCGTGCGGTTCTTCGTCACTGGCGCCGCTCTTCGCATGGAGCAGTACAACGCCAAGCATTGTTACCCCGCGTTCGACGATGCCGGCGAGCTGACGGAAGTGGAGATCCGATACGTCTACTCCGACCCACAGGACATCGACGAGCGTGGCCGGCCTCGTGACAAGTGGTTCCGGATGCTGCTCAGTCAGCAGACCGATATCCTCTATGACAACCCGGACTTTGAGCCAAGCGGCGCCCTTCCTGTTTTTACGGAAGTCAGCCGCGCCGATCATGCGCTCGGCTTCGTCCAAGGTGAGTGGTTCCGCACGACGGAAGACAAGCACTCTCCGGATGGTGAGTCGCTGATCGGTGACGAAGGCGTTCGCTGCTTCATTGACTCCATCAACTACTCGCTGTCACAGAGTGACCAAGCCGTTGCCTACGCGCAAGAGCCGCAGCTTGCCATCGCTGGAATGGATGTGGACGAGATTGATTCACTCGTCAAGTCGTCCACCAAGGCATGGAACCTGGGGCGCGAGGGTGAAGCTAAGTTCGTCGAGGCCGATCTGAGCGGCGTTGAGCGCGCGGGCGACCTTCGCGACAGGATGCAGCGTAGCATCGCAGAGATCGCGCGCGTTGTAATGCTCGACCCTGAGAAGATCGTTGGCTCGGCGCAGAGCGCGAAGGCCATGGAAGTGTTGCACGGGCCGCTTGTTGACCTTGTGACAGAGCTGCGCCCCATGGTGGAGAAGATCCTTTCGTCCCTTCTGACGAAGATGGCGGTAACGCTCCTGATCCTCAACGGTCGCAGCGAGAACGAAGTAGTTACGATGCCGCCCGGCTGGCAACCACAGAGCATGGATCTCTCGGTTTCCTGGCCACCTATCTTCGCTATGACGATGGAAGACCTACAGAAAAAGGTCGGTGTTGCCGTCCAGGTCGCCAACGCTACGCTCGTCAGTCGTGAGACTATGATGCTTTGGCTGGCGGCAGACTTCGGGATTGAGAACATCGAGGAAGAGAAGGCGAAGCTCGCCGCGCAACCAGTTTTAAATCCGTTCGGGGCTTTTTAGGACACTATGAAAGCTTCTTCGGGAGATTTATGCGCTTGGTTTATACGCGATTTCAAAGTGTTGTAGTTGATACCGAGTTCGCGCGCCCAAAGCGCAAGGCTCTGGCTTTTCCCGTTGTATGTGATTACACGGTTGTTTCGTTTGTTGTTAGCCTGCTCCATGCGGGTTGCCCAACGAATGTTGCCCGGCTGGTAACCAAGATTGTTGTCGATGCGCTCAAGGGTGAAGTCAGGACCTGGGCAAGCCGGTATCTCCGCTGCGAAGGTCGCGAAGTCCAACCAGCTTTTATGAATAGTTATGCCGCGTCCCCCATAGTCTCGCCAGGCGGGGCAGTGGTGCCTTGTACAGCGCTGCGCGATGTTATGATGCACACGGTAGAGTTTCGACGCGCCATTTGCGCACTTATGACCATGTTTGTAATTCATGGGCTATGTGTACCCGCATGAAACGGTATGCGTCAACTATCAACCCTTTCGGAGCATTCTAAAATGAGCGAAGGCGTTCGTTTCATGCGGGTTCGTGGGCGCATCGTTCCGATCCGTGGTAAGAAGGGCGGCGGCGAGCGCAAGCAGCGCACCGTTGGTGAGTCCGCGTCTCGCGGTGGCAACGTTGGTAGTAAGCTCGGCGCCACCATGGGTGCTGCCGGCGGTATTGTCAGTGGATTGAGCCAGACAGGGCGCAGCACATTCAAGAACGCGTTTAAACGCAACAAGGTCGGCGCCGTGGTGGGCGTGGCGCTGGGGCTCGGCCTGGGCACCGCTGTCAACGCCGCAATCGGCGGTTTGGTCGGCATGGGTATCGGAGCTGGCGCGCATGCCGCCGGCTTCCGGGGTAAAAAGAAGAAGGGCAGCAGCGTTTAAACGGAGCGTGCCATGAGCATCATTGGTGAGTCGCGGGAATACAGCGTTGTTGAGGAACGCCAGTTCACCAATCCGGTGGTGCGGTTCCGTCGTATCAACGGGCGGATCATTCCCATTGTCAACAAGAAACGCGTAGGCCAAGGCGTCACCGCCACCGGCCAAACGTTGACGATGGCTGGCGCCGCAGCTCTCGCAGCCGCCGCCGCCGCGACTGCGATCAAGCGCACGAAGGCCGCGAAGGCTGTTAGCGCCGCGTTGCCGCGCAGCAGCATGCGCGTAGCGTCGAAGGGCGCCGCGAAGATCTGGCGCATGGTTCCGCGCACCAAGGCAACCATTCCGCACAAGGTCGGCGGCTTCCTGGCCCGCGCCAGTTTCAAGACCGTCCGCACCGTGGTCAGGAATCCCGGAAAGCTTGGTCTCCTCGCCGCCGGCATGGGCCTCTTGGCCACTTCGATCGGCACTCGGCTTGAAATGGAAAGCCAATTTGGTAAAGACATCCTTGGGGGCGAATGATGGCCAGCCAACCGCAGTCAGACCGCACCGTCTTCCGTCGCATCCGAGGCCGCATTGTCCCGGTGCGCCTCAAGCAAGGGGCGCAGCGGGAAGCGCGCGCCGTGCAGGGGCTCGCCAGCTCGGGCATCCGCACGGGCGCACTCGCCAGTATCGCCGGACTCGTGGGCGTGGGCCTTGGCGGACTCTTTGCCGCCGGCCGCTTGGAGCGACATAGCCAGGCGATGTTTAAACGGTCTGCCTTCCACAACACCGTCATGACCGCAGCGGGCAAGCCGCTGATGATGGTCGAGGGCGCGAAGGTAGCGCGTGTCGGCGGACTCCTCAACCGCGCCGCGAAGCTCACCAAGTTCGCGAGCAAGTACGGCGTTGGTGCGCTGATCGGTACACAGGTCGCGAGGATGGACCGGGGCACGGCGGCTGACGAAGGCGCGCGCTTCGCGTCGGCGGGCGCCGCCGGTGGTCGCTCTGATCCGCTCAAGCTCGCCGTGCTCGCTGCCGGCGCCTACGGGTACATGCGCTACGGGAAGCGGTTCGAGAAGTGGGGCCTGCGCGGTGGTAAGTTCCCATGGAAGCTGAAAGACATCTGAGGGAGGCGAGCGTGAGCGAAGTCATAGGGTTCCGCCGCATCCGTGGCCGCATCATCCCGATCCGCCGCACGTCCAGCTCGACGAGCGACAAGGTGAAGGGCTTTGGCGCGCTCAGTGTTTTCGCTGGTAGCGCCTACGCTGCCGGGCGCTTTGTTCCTCCGGGCGGGATGGTCGCGGCGACTCCGAGGCTCAGGAAGGCCAGCATCTTCCGGCTGGCAAAGGGAATGCCCAACTACAAGGCCGCGCTCATTTCCGGCAAGACGCACTTGCTCGTCGCGGGCGTGCTCGGCTCGGCACTACCCAAGGCTATGGGCATTGAGTTCAACGACCATTGGGACGAGGTAGCCGGCGGCGCGATGACTGTCGGATTTGCACTCGCAGCGAAGAAGCTCGCTTTCCTGGGGAAGATGCATCGGAGCAGCGCCGCGCTCAAGGCCGCGACCAAAGGTAGCAAGGTGTCGAAGCTCACGAACCTCCTGAAGGGTGATTGATGGCACTCGGCACCATTAAATCGTGAGCATCTTCCACGAAGAGATCGACGCGCTTGACGTAGCGGAGGACCACGCCAGGAACGTGCTTGAGCTGGAGAACCGCCAAGCCGAGAAGCTTCTGCGCGTCTACCAGCGCGTAGCTGCTGTGATGCGTCAACGCCTTCGCAATTTACCAACGGATTCATTCACCGCGCAGCAGCTTCGCGTCACCCTCTTACAGCTCGAAGTGTCACTGATCACCTTCGAGAAGGAACTTGCAGAAGAGACAGACTTTGGCGCTTCCCTCCTGGCTGATCAGGGTATCTCCGATCTTCGCGACGAAGTGAACGCCTATAACGACTACTTCAAGGGTTCGCTTCAGCTCGCCAGCGTAGACTTGAACGTCGCCGCGACCGACGCCAAGAATCTTCTGATCAACCGCTACCAGATATCGCTTGATACGTATGGCCAGGCGCTGCGCCGCACGATTGCTAGCGGTCTGCAAGACATGATCATCCAGCGACTACCATCCGAAGAGATCCACCGCCAGATGCTTGAGAAGGATACGCTTGGGCGCTTCTTTGAGGGCGAAGCTTGGCGACTGCGCCGCATCGTCCGCACGGAGCTGCACAACATGTACGGCATTGCCAAGCTCAACGGACTAGAGCGCATCGAAGAGCAGGACGACGCAATCAGGAAGACGCTCTATCACCCACGCGACCACCGCACGGGCGATGACTCCGCGTATGCGGCAACGCTCAACCTGCGCCCGAAGGTGGACGAGCCCTTCGTCTACACATGGCAACCGCGTGACAAGAGCGGTAAGCCCACGGGCAAATCCTACAAGCGCACGTTCATGACACCGCCAGACCGCCCGAACGACCGCGCCATCCTTCTCCCGTACCACCCTTCCTGGCAGCGCCGCTAAACTAACTCGCTTTATAACTTCAAAATAAAGGCGCAGCGGTTTCGTTGCGCTTTGTTTTTGCATGTGAGACAAGAGTTACAAATCAATTCACTACGCGACCCGTAACCAACTCTTCCAGAGGTGTAGTACAATGGCAGGTAAGGTCGAAAGCAAGTCGGGTTCTGGCAACACCGACAACGAAGCTCCTGGTGAGCAGAGTGACGACGATACCAAGACCGACGACACCGAAGACGGTGGCAAAGGTGGCGGTGGTGCGGGTGGCAAAGACGAGAAGAAGGAAGACGGCAAGGACGTTATCGACCTGGCCACACTCCCGGAAAGCGTCCAGAAGCACATCAAAGATATTCGCAAAGAGAACGCGAAGTATCGCACCAAGGCAAACAAGTCTGAGCAAGACCTAGCAGCCATCAACGATCGACTCAAGAAGCTCGCAGGTGGAGATGAAGAGACCGAAACCCCGGAAGAGCGTGTCAGCCAGCTTGAAGCTGGTAACAGCGCGCTCGCATTCCGGAATGCTTGTCTCTCCGTGGCCATCGAGAATGGCATCGGCAAGGGCGGTTACGAATACTTTGAGTACCTTGTAAGCAAAGCCGTCGAGGGACTCGAAGACGGGGAAGAGCTGGACGACGAAGCCATGGCGGCCATCGTCTCTGAAGCTCAAGCGAAGGGTGGCGGCATCACCACCAAGAAGACGAAGACCAGCGTGACCGGCGACGGAGACGGCGACAAGAAGCCAGACGGCGACAAGGGCGCAGTGACGCTAGAGCAGTTCTGCAAGATGACGATGTCCGAGAAATCCACGCTCTACACCAAGCAACCGGCTGTGTACGAGGCTCTGCACGCAGAGGCCAAGTCAAAGCGGATGTTGGTTTAAGCAACTAAACCACCAAGGAGTTATCAATGGGCGCGACCGCTTCGACTGACTGGAACTTTGCCCCGAAGGTCTGGAAAGATCACATCTCGGCGTACTTCGACCACAAGCTTGTGTTCGGCGCGATGGCTGTCATCGACCGCACGCTTGCCGCGCAGCCGGGCGAGACGATCAATTTCCCGTACTTCACCAAGATCGGCGATGCGGAAGAGCCACTTGAGACGGAAGGTCTGAGCGTCGATAACCTCTCCGACAACAGCTTCTCGGCGACCGTCAAGGAAGTCGCGAAGGCTGTCGGCATCAAGAAGAAGGCGTTCATCAAGAGCGCTGCCTCTGCCGAGCGTCTTCAGCAGGAAGCGCAAGGCCAGATCGGTCGCGTTCACGCCGAGAAAGTGGACCGCGATCTCGTCACTGAGTTCGGGACCGCCGGGAACTTCGTCAACGGCTACACGGCTACTGACGATCTCCACACGATGAACGTGCGGACGCTCAACAAGGCACGCATCGTTGGGCTCGGCGACCGCGCCGACGAGGCCCAGGTTTGCTACATGCACTCCCTCCAGTACCTTGACCTGGTGAACGACACCACCGCCGGCTTCCTGAAGGCCGACGCCAATGACCCGATGGCCATGGTCAAGGGCTTCGTCGGACGCATCCTCGGCATGGCCATCGTCGTCGTGGACACCGTGCCACAGAACGCGGACATCGACGGCGTTGACGCTTACCGCGCGTTCATCCACACCGCTGAGCCTTACGGCGTCTGCGTGAAGGTGGACATGGATGTCGAAGACGACTACGACATCCTCATGCGTGAGTGGGTCGTCGCCGGCACGCAGTGGTACGCCGTCAAGTCGTTCCACGCGAAGATCGACGCTGCCAACTACCGCACCGTCGAAATCATCACGACCGTCACGCCGTAACGCGGCGCAGAGCTGGCCTGGGGACCACGCGCGTCCCTGGGCCTCTCCCTTCCTGGCTTCCTGACAGACACCGTTTAAACGCACCCTCATAGGAGTTCTGACCATGGCCAAAGGCAACCACAACAGTCCCGCCGTCGTGACCGCGTACCTTGGTACGATCTCCGACGCTGGCGTGTTCCCTGTGTTCAACCTCCCGAAGCGTTTTGTTATGGAGTCTGTCAAGCTCCTCGACCAGGCCGGCATCGCGGCGGATAACACCAACTACGTCACGCTCACGCTGAAGACCGGCGCGACCAGCATCGCCGTGCTCGACACGCGCGCCGCGAACAACGGTGCCGTTACCGCCGTCGTCGCCAAGGCGTTCACGCTCGACGCCGCTTACAACGGCGAAGAAGCCGAGCCGCTTCCGGCCGGCGACTACACGCTGACCTACGCTGAAGGCGGTACCGGCACCACGACGGCCGCCGTTCTCCAGCTCTGCGGGTACTGGAAGTAAGCCCTCACGGGCGCTCTGCTAGGCGCGAGCTTGAGCAGATGTCCTGTTAGTCAGGTGGGCCGGGGAGCTCTTTAGACGGGGCTCCCCGGTTTCCCACGCAACGGAGGATCAAATGAGCATCATGTCCCGGCGCCGCCAACGCGCTACGAAGCAGAAGGCCCAAGACCTTGCTACCGTGAGTGCTCCGGCACCCAAGAAGCAAACGAAGAAGAAGAAGCCGAAAGGCGACAACGATGGCGCTGACTGACACGCAAAAGCAGAAGGTGCTTCTCTATCTTGGCTGGCCAGGAAAGACGCTGGTTTCCACGTCCACGCACTACTCAGCAACCGTTGCAGCGCGCCTGACCCTCCTGACTAGTGACATCGAGACGAACGCCGTAGCGTGCCTGACGGCGCTGGACGCGCTCGCGCTGAAGTTCACGGCGGCGACCGCGCGTGCTCTCGTCAAGAAGGTCGGTGACATCGAACTCAACAGCGAAGAGCACCCGCAGCTCAACAAAGAGCATCGTCGGCAGCAGCGCCTTCTGTCGGGAATCCTCGACATTCCCGTTGTCGGTGGGCAGTCGCGAAACATCGGGATCGTCATATGAGTTTGATCAGCGACCTTACCGCCGTGGCCGACGACATCCTTGGTGTTCGCGATACCGTGGGCGCCAACCTCTATCCGATCTACATTGTGACGCGGACATGGAGCGGCGCTGAGCCCGGCCTGGGGACCGCCGTGGACGTTGCGGTGTTGATGGTGCCGACGCCAGCCGTTCAGGATTTCTCCCACAAGTGGCAGGACCTGGCCGGTGGTAACGTGCAGCAGGGGGACCTGCTCCTCAAGTACATATCCAAAGGCGCGTATCCCCTCGAATCAACCGTGCGTTTGGCGAGCACTACGCGCAGCGTCGAGAAGTTCTACAAGATCAACGCACACTTCTACTCGGTTGTCAGCGTCACTGAGAAGTACATTTACTGGAACGTGCAAATCAGGAAGGTGGCTCACACTTGACGAGACAGACCGTCAACCTGAGCGACCTGGCCGACGCCATCAAGGGCTTCGCCGACGCGCACGTTGAGGACCAGAAGGCCGCAGTGGTTCGTGGGCTCTATCGGTCGCTGCCCCTGCTCGCAGAGCGCAGCCCGGTCGATCAAGGCCAGTACGCGGCAAGCTGGGCGGTTGAGGAAGGTGCTGAGAGTGTGTCGATTGGCAACTTTGCCCCACACGCGCCCATCATCGAGTACGGCGCGCGGCCGTTCACCCCACCCATTGGCCCGCTCCTCGCCTGGGCTAAGCGCATCCTTCAAGATGGGAGCCAGCCGCCGGACTACTCCCCGCGCGTCTGGGAGCTCGCCAGGGGCACGCAAAACAAGATCCGCGCACAAGGCATGGCCCCTAAGCATGTCCTGACGGGCGCGCTTCCTGATATACTGCACAATATCAAACTAGAATTTGAGCGGTTCAATGGCTGAGGAGTTCACCAGGGCAGTCGTCAACGCACTCGCCACACACCTTTTGTCTGGCGTGTCGGGGGTTGCTGCGGTCTACAAAGAGTGGCCTGACAAGAACCAAGCTCTGCTCTTCCCTTCGATCAGCCTGCTTTCCCAGGAACCCCGCTTCAAACGGTGCGCGCCCTACATGCACTCGCAGGGCGTGCTGATCCCTGGAACCGCCACATCGCTCAACACCTACGTCATTGGCCATTACGACGTTCCTGTCCAGGTGGATATCTGGGCCAGAAACAAGCCTGAGCGTGCTACGATTCTGGACCGCTTCATTCAGGTGGTACAGCCAATCGCGCTCAAGGGGCTCTGCCTCCAGCTCACCGATTACCACAACGTTTGGACCGCGTTCTCTATGCTCGGCTACCGCTGGATTGACGACGAGAAAGCGCCGTCAACGCAGGAGTGGCGTGCAACGATTCAGATGGAAGTGAATTGCAAGGCGCTCCGCACGACGACTGAGTACGTCATAACCAACGAGCCAGAACTAGTGTTCACGACTCCCAACGAAATTATTCCGTAAAGGAGACAGCGCATGTCCATCTTCAGAAGCACGAACCCGGCGGACTTCGACGACATCGACGGAATCGTGGTGTCGGAGTCGGCGCCGCCATCGGCCATTCAGGGCGCTTCCACCAACACCGTTATCATGTGCGGGCAGTTCCCGTCGGGTCCGACCACCCTGACGGAGATCGGAAGCACGGGCGAGCTGCAAGACCTGTACGGGAAGAGCAACACCTACAAGGGGAGCATCGCGCTTAAAAACAAGAAGTTCGGCGCGCTGAAGCTGATCCGGGTCGTGGCCGCCGATGCCGTCAAGGCTCTCCTGACTGTCGACGGCGCCAGCGGCGCTTGCGTCACCTTCACCGCCAAATACTTCGGCGCGCGCGGCAACTCGATCACCGTCACCATTGCCGCAGCCACGACGAGCGGCCGTAAGTACACGATCAAAGACACGCACGCCGACGCGACCCTACCCACCGAAATCTACGACGACGTCTCGACCGCAACGGCGGCGGCGGCTCTCCCCTTCGCCAACTCCAAACTGGTGACCGTGGTGCTCGTCCAGGAAGACGAAGAGCCGACCATTGCGGTGGCTGCGGCTCTCGCAGCCGGCACGGACGGCACCGTTGCCGATGCGGACTACCAGACGGCCATCGACAAGGCCGGCGTCGAGGGCGCCGGTAGCATCATCTTCTTCGACGAAAACAACGCCACCCGCAACGGGTACATCAAGACCCATTGCGCCGACATGCAGGACAAAGTTGGCGTCATGTCGGACGGCGTCCCCGCGACCGACGTCGCCGCGACCGCAAACGCTGCTGCCATCGTCGCGGTGGCTACCAAGCGCGACAGCGACGGGCGCCTGATTTACGCCTTCAACCCGGTCAAGACTGTCATCGCGGGCGTCGAAGTGACGACTGATCCGGCCTCCTGGATCGCGTCGATTCTCTCCCTCACACATCCCTCCGTGGACCCTGCCTTCGCAAAGAACACGCAGTACCTCGCGGGCGTCACCGGCCTCAAGTACACCTTGACGCGCACGCACTACATTGCGCTCAAGAACGCCGGCATCTGCGCCTTCGAGTACGACAGCGACATCGGCTTCAAGCTGAAGTCGGGCATCACCACGCAGATCCTCGACACGTCGAAGATCTCGATCCTGCGCCGCCGGATGGCCGACTTCCTGACTCAGAGCACTGGCCGGTTCCTCAAGAACTACCAGAACGCGACCAACAACGTGGGCAACAGGAATGCCGTCAAGGCTGCCTTCCTGACCTTCATTGCCCAGCAAGAGCGGGATGGTGTCCTTCCGAAGGACGTCGAAGTCAAAACCGGAGTTGCGAAGCTCGTCGACACTGACTCGCTCAACACCGACGATTCCATTGGCCTCGGCTTCTTCTATGTCCTCTACAAGCAGCGGATCTACAGCTCCATGCGGTACATCATCCTGCAAGCGGAGATCGGCGAGACGGTCACGGTCACGGAAGCCTAATAACGCCGCCGTTTAAACGGGGTCACAAGGGGATTTAGATGACGGCAAGTATCCGGGGCCACCAAGGCCAATTCAAAATCTTTGAGAACGGCGCGCTGGCGAATATCCTTCACTGCACGAGCGTTGACATCAACCAAGATTCTAGCTTCTCGCGAAGCTACTACGTCGGCGCCGCTGAGCCTGAAGGCGACCAAACGATTGAGGGCTTTTCGGGCTCTGTCGAGATGGAAGTTAAAGACAAGGAAGTTGATTTCTTCATCGACGGCCTGATCAACAACAACCTGAACGGAATCGGCGTTGCTGATTACACGTTCCTCGTCACTGAGAACTACGCGGACGGCACTACCGCGTCGTGGATCTACTACGACTGCCAATGGAAGATGGGGCGCAAGGCTTCGGGCCTGAACGAGAAGATCACCAAGCGCATGGAGTTTCAATGCTCCGGGCGCAAGATGCTCTGATGCTACCGCCGCGCAGCTTGGTCCAACCCCAACTGCGCGGTTTCTTTCCCGGTATGAAAGCGGGAAGCCTGGTGCTTCCCGCTTTGCCATAGACCTAGGTTAGACAACGTTTAAACGGAGGAAACAAACGATGAACTACAAGCTGACACTGATGACGGGGAAGGTAATCGTAGTCCGCGAAATGCAGATTCGCGACTTCAACCTTGCCGCTGAGATCGCAGGAAAGGCAGGGAACAACACCGCAGTTTCGATGCAGCTCACCAACGAGCTGATGAAAATGATCATCGTCAGCGTTGACGCGAAGGTGCTCAAGCCACAGGACAAGGAAGTCCTCGATTCCCTCATGACCGTAGCCGAGTACGTGCAACTCCGGGGCTTCATTGAGGAGAGCCTGGGAAACGCGCAAAAGCCTACGGTGGAGATGTTGCCGACCTAAACAAATTGCTTTGGAAGCAGTTTGCATGGGTCGCGCGCTACTCGTCGATGCGGCCCCAGGATATGATGGATCTAAGCTGGGATCAGTTCACGACGTTCTGTGACGCGCTCAGCGAAATCCTGAAAGCCGAGAATGGGGGCGACCAATGACAGGGGCAGCGGTCAAAGCGTTCGAGGTATTGACAGAGTTTCGCTTCGATGTGGGTTCCGCCGTTGCCGGCAGCAGCGCTATGGTGGACAGCATCAACGCGATATCGCTGGCTGCCGACAACGCGATGTCGTCGGTCCAGTATATGGGCGCTTCGTTCGCGGCATCCATGGGGATTTCCCTTCCTGGCCTCGGCGGTAGTCTGCTCGGCTTTCTCGGCATGGCGGTAAGCTCTGCCGAGAAGTTGAACGACACCGCCGCGACCTTCGCCAACATCATGTCAGCCAACCGGGACAAGCTGACTGGCCCCATCGACACCTTCAATCAGAGGATGGGGATTTCCGAGAAGATCATTGGGAGGATCGTCGATCAAGCAGCCAAGTTCGGTCTTCCTGAGCAAGAGCTACTCCAGATGACGAAGCTGATCACGGTGCCTCTCGTCAACAAGGGCCTGGCCGGCGAGAACTTCGAAACGGGCATCGACATTAGCCGGAACCTTCTCAAAGCAGCGCCGTCGATGGGCCTCCACACGGGCGAGATCGAAGGCCAGCTCATGCGCCTGATGGAAGGCGCCGCGTCGATGGGCGACACGCTCTTCCGCCGACTTGCCCAGGACACCGATGCCATGTCGCCTTTTGCGAAGGCAGGCGGCACGAAGGAATTCAACACCAAGGATGCCGCTACGCGCATCGACCTTCTCAGGAAGGCGCTCGGACAGTTCACGGCGGACAGCGACGTGCTGAGTGCGCGTTTCAATTCCATTGGGAACCAGGTGCAGATTCTCAAGGACAAGCTCACGGGCTTGCGCGGTATCCTAATTCCGATCGGGCAGGTGATTCGCACAACCATCGTGGGCGTCCTGCTGCACGTCAACGCCACGCTGGAAACTAGCGGCCGGCAGATCGGCGCCAGCGTTGCCAAGCTGATGAAGCCTTTCCTGGAAGACCCGCGCAAGCTGATCGTGTCGCTTCTTCAGCTCCGGCAGCTTGGGAACGACATCAAGAGGACAGAGAGCACACTCGGCATTGGTGGCGCGCTCATGGGCATCGGATGGGTACTTTCCAAGATCACGCGCATTGCGCTTTTCGCCAACCCGATCTTTGCCATGCTTGCTATGGGCTTCTCAGTCATCACCGACGTTCTCGGGCGCGTGAACAACCCCGTCGTCAACCTGATTGCCAAAATGCTCAAGTGGGCGCTTATCATCGGCGCTATCGCTTTGATTCTCGCCAAGTTCGGCGTGCTCGGCGCCGCGCTCGTCTTTATCTTCAACGCGGTACTCGTGCCGTTCTTGATCCTATTCGCTATCTTCCAACTGATCAGTCGCGCTGTCGGAATCGCCCAACTCAACGATGCCGAGGCGCTTCCCAGCATGGTAGCGAAGATCACCGACGCTGCGCTCAAACTGTCGGAAGCTGTCGCGCCGCTGATTGCGCCCTTTACCGAAATGTTCGACACGCTGGCACATCTGATCGCCCCTCTATTTGAAACAAGTGGCTGGATCAGCCTTATTGCTGATGCGCTCTACCTACTGTCCGACGCGCTCAAGGTAGTAGCCACCGTGCTCACCTACGTCTTCGCGGCAATCTCCGGACTGATGGAAGGCTTCCTAAACGTCGCACAGCGCATCGCTGACTTCAGCTTCGCCGACATCCTCACGGGCAAGGCCGACTTTCAAGGCGCTTTCACGGACGGATTCAAAGAAGAATACTCGCGCTATCTCTCCAAGGCATCGCTCATGGGCAAGCCCGGCGAGGACGGTAGCGTCAACAACACGTCATCGCACGTCACCAATATTGGTAAAGTCGAAGTGCGCCAGGACTTCAAAGAGAACATGGAGCCTGACCGCATCGCGGCGTCGTTCGTCAAGGTCATCGGAGAGCTGGGCAAGAACCCCACGCAAGCGAGTGGCCGGAGCTTCTCCGGTGGGCTCGTGAGGTAACGCAATGCCGCTGATCAACAATCCATCCAATCCCCTGTCGGCGGAAGCTGCCAACTTCCTGGCGCCGTTCAATAGCATCTTCGGGTCCATACCAGACTACCGGGGACCGGACTTCCCTGAAGGCTTTGTCATCACGGAGTACGGGCCTGGGCTCGCTGAGCTGAAAGAAATCAAACTGCTCGGGCGCATGTCACCGCGCCAGCCGTTCGCTTACGGCGGCACGCAGGCGCTCGTGAAAGAATGGTATCCAGGAAACTCAGAGCCCACCGTCCAGGTGCTTGGCGCCCGCGAGGACACCACCAAGATCACGGGACGCTTCCAGGCAAAGCACTACGCCAACCCGCCCGGCCAAATGGGCGAAATGTTCCGGTCGATCCCACAGATGATGGCCGACGAAATGGACGGGCTCAGGAAGCGCGGGAACCTTTGCAAGTTCACGCTCGGCGAGTGGGTACGCTGGGGGTTCGTCGAAAAGACCGATCTCAAGATGAAGACGCTCGCTGACTTTGATTATGACATCGACCTTTTCATCATCGGCGACAAGCCACCTAGTGAATGCAAGTTTGTCGAAGAAGAGTTCGGACTACCGCTCGATCTCAATAGCGAGCTGATGAAGGCTGCGGCCGACATGGAAGCAAACGCGCTGATGCCCTTTGAAGCATTCTCGCCGGGCCTTTTCTTTGAGATCAACGCTCTGATCGGAGACGTAGCTACCGCGCTGTCAGTCGTCACCAAGTTCGTTGACGGCGTTCTTGGCGCCGCCGAGAACGCGCAGAAGCTTGCCAAGAAAGCCGTGGGGCTCGTCAAGTACGCGCAAGCCAAAATCTCAAAGTACAAAGCCCAGGTCGGCGCGCTCAACGCCTACAGCTTCAAAGACGATCTTGCTTCGACTTGGAGCGAAACCAACGCGGTCATGTCTGCCAAGTATGTCATGCAGCAGCAGACCGCGACGTCGAAGGCGCCGACGCTGTCAGCCGCGCAGCAAGCCGCAGCCCAAGCTAAGACCGCAGCCTACGCCGTCAACGTATCGACGTCGCAAAAGGCGGCGGCGGTGTCTGGCGGGAAGTCGATTGATCAGATCCTCGCCCAAATGAAAAACCAATTTGCGTTCCTGGCCCTGTCGCTCGGGATTCCGAAGGCGCGGCATCTGGTGAAGTCGGGTGACTCGCTCGAAACGATCTCTATGAAATACTTCGCCACCGTGGACAAGTGGAAAAGCATCTACGACCACAACAAGCTCACTGACAGCAACATTGCCCCGTTGGTGGGCTCAGTGTTGGAGATTCCAAAACAATAATGGCGATTTTCTTCCCACAAGTAGCTGCCACACTCCGCGTTGTTTGGGAGAACTTCGGCGACGACGTGAACCCGCTTCTGAAGGCGATTTATACCGTCCCGGTGCAGGGTAATCGCGTCAACGTAAACATAAATTCGTATGCTGAAGCAGACACCTTCGAGTTGGAGCTTGACTATAAGGTGTTCCCGTTTGACCCGCGCGCAATCCGCTCCCTCCAAGTGTCTATCCACATGGAAGACATGGAACGCCTTGAGGAAGACGGCGCACCAAAGAAGATCCAGCCGACCGACGATAACCGCATGTTCATGGGCTTCGCTGACGAAGACGAAATGACATTCAATGACAACGCCCGTTCGGTCAAACTCAAGGGCCGCGACTTCACCGGATTGCTGATCGACGCCAAATGGCCTGGACGCCTAGTGTCGCTCGACAAAACGGTGATGACGGTGCTCAACGAAATCCTCCAGTCGCTTCAAGCCACACAGGATATTTTCGTCGAGAACCGCACGGGCCTCCCTGTCCTACCGATCCTTGCCAAGTTCTTTCCGGACTTCGGGAAGCTCTCCGGTAAGCGCAACGCAAAGCAGCGCGAGACATATTGGGATGTCATTCAGGACATTGTCAGCAAGGCCGGATTGATTGCGTACATCGAACTTGACAAGCTGATCCTGACGAAGCCTCGGACCCTCTACGACTCGTCGAAGGCGGTCAAGTTCGTCTACGGTCGGAACGTCACGGATCTACAAATGACGCGCAAGATGGGGCGCCAGAAGGGCTTTAACGTCGTGGTGCGCTCGGTCATCCAAAAGGAAGTTGTTAAAGTCGAGATCCCGAAAGACTCGACCAACCTTCCCGAAGGCGGGGAGCCTGTCAGGATCGCCAAGCAGTCAGCGGGCGGCGTCGTCATTGACAAAAGCAAGGAAGAGAGCCTAGCGCCCTTCCTGGCCTTTGCAGTGGCCAACGTGCGCGACAAGGCGCATCTGATCGAGATTGGAGAAAAGATCTTCGAGGAACTTGGGCGCCAGCAGATTGAAGGCCGCTTCAAGACAGCCGACATGTGCGCGCCGACCAAGGACAACGCCGACTTCAACCTTTTGCAACTCCGGGTGGGGACGCCAGTCAGCATCGTCATTGGCATCGACGACTTGGAAAAGATCCAGGAAAAGGCTGACGCGGCTGAGCGACTGAAGTACCTGATCGACCGGAAATGGCAATCCCAGGTGGCCAACGTCTTCGCCCAGCAGCTTGGTAAAAAGGCGATGCCCTTCTACACCAAGGCCGTGAGCTTCACCATGGACGCACAAAACGGTTTCGTCTGTGAGGTGGAGTTTCTCAACTTCATCGAGACATCCGGGAAGGGGCTTGGCATTTGAAGGCCGTTGATATTGAGCTACTCCGCGACGTGCTGATGGACAAGCGCATCGTCATTGCGCGTGCTCTCGTCGACGAAGTGGAGGTAACGGTGGACCGGAGCAAGGCGCGCGCCCTTGTCCGCATCCTTCCTGACGAAACGGAAGCCATCGCAGAAGTGTGCTGGGACGGCACCGGCCCGTCAGCCGGCGGCTTCCAGCTCCCGGTAAAAGGTGACCTAGTCCTCGTCGCGACCGACAGCGCGGACGGCGAGGTCTACATCATTGGGCGACTGAGCAGCAATGAGGACAAGATCCCCGCCGACGTCGCGAACGGCCACCGGGTCATTCGTGGCTTGGCTGGGAAAGACGTTATCGTGTCGGCGCCGGCAAACTTGCAGCTCATTGGTAACGGACTCGTCTACCTAGGTGGTGGCGAGTACCCAGGCATCTACCCGGATCAGCCGGGCGTGCTTGGGACCGTGCTCGTCAGCTTGTTCACCGACATATTCACCAAGCTCGACAGCATCATTGACACGCTCAAGACTGCACCAACAGGCGTCGATAGCGTTGGGGGCCAGGTGATCCCGCACCCCACGCTTGTTGCGACCTTGACGGCAACCAAGGCCGAAATGGCGACCATGAAGGCGTTCTATCTGGATTCGGCAGCGTCCGGTATACTATCCGAAAGAGTCTTCATCGAGAGGTAACGCGCATGGCACTGACAGCCGCAGGGCTCAAGGCCGCAATGCTTACGCAAATGACCGCGCAGCTCGGCGCCGCCGAGGATGCGACCAAGCGCGATAAACTCGTGACCGCCATTAGCACAGCCGTCATTGACTACATCAAAGCAAACGGCGCCATCGTCGTGACCGTGACGAGCGTTGCAGGCGTAACGGCCGGCCCCGGTGTATCCGGCCCCGGCACGGGAACGGGGACAATCACCTAATGGCTTCCATCGACGAAGTGCTTATGACAGATATTTCCTTCACCGACGATCTCGGCGTGTCCGACACCGGGGACATTGCCACAGTGTCAGGGCTTGCCAATCTCAGGAACGCCATCCTCCGGCGCATCCTGACGGTTCCTGGCTCGCTCGTTCACCGACCGCTCTATGGGTGTGGTCTGCTCGAAATGCAGAACGCGCCCATGACACTTTCGGTCAAGCGCCAGCTCGCCAACCGCCTGGCGCAGCAGCTTCCGCAAGACCCGCGCGTCACGAAAGTTGTTGCGCTGTCGGTCGAATCCGACGACGCTACGCCAGGACGCATCACAGTCATTGTCAAAGTTCTAGCAGTGGGCATCGGCGAAACCGTGTTCACGCTTGAACCCTTCAGCGAGGTATCCATCTAATGGCGGAAATCATTAGCCGTCAGCAGTTTTACGACATGTTCATTACGGAGCTGCAAAGCGTCCAGGCGACCCTGACCGATACGTCGGAGGGCTCCGTCATTGACATCATGGCTGGCGTTACCGCGCAGCTCCTATCCACCGTGTCACTGCTCGCCGCCGATGAATTCTCCAAAACCTTCTTCGACTCCGCGCACGGCCCGGAAGTGACTGGCGGCGCCGATGATCTCCAGACCCTTGCCGTGGATCACTTCGGGGATGCGTTCGCGCGGCCGGCGGCGTCTAAGTCGGGTGGCACCGTCACCTTCTCACGCGCAGCCGCAACGGCGGGGCTTTGCACGATCGCAGCGGGGACCGTTGTCGAGACGGCAGCCAACGCTTCGGGCGTCAAGACCAGATTCGTAACGCTCGCCGATGTAGAGCTGGACATCGGCATCCTAACGATCAATGCCACCGTCGCCGCTGAGACGGCCGGCGCCGCCGGTAACGTGCTCGCTGCGAAGATCGTGACCATTGGCACGACGCTGACCGATTCGAGCGTGGTCGTCACCAACGCTGCTGCCATGTCGGGCGGCGAGGATGCCGAGCTGGACGCCACGTACCGGGGAACGATCCGGAGCCTGCTCCAGTCGCTCAAGGGCGCGACCCTCTCAGCTCTCCAAGCCAAAGCCCTGACGGTGCCCGGCGTCACCACGGCAACGGCCATCGAGAATCAGATTGTGGCCATTGAGTATGACATCGGCACGAGCCTTCCTGTCGTCGGTGCGGACTACTTCCGGATACCCTACGCCAAGATCTACATTGCTGATGTCAACGGTGCAGCCAGTTCGACGCTCGTCGATGACACACAGGACGCGATTGACCTGGTGCGCGCTGCCGGCGTCCTGGTGGAAGTGCTCGCTGCCATCGCTCAGGAAGTGGACTGGACGGCAGCGATCACGCTCAACCCCGCCGGCCCCAACTTCGCTGCGCTATCAGCCAACCCGGCACCGATTGAATCTACGATGTCCGATTACATCCAAGATCTCGGCATTGGGACCGACTTCGTGCGCTCGACGGCAGCGGCGGCGATCCTCGCTGTGTGGGGACCAGCCGGAACCAACGACATCACGACCTTCACGCACGCTACGCCAGTCGGCGACGTCGATGCAGCAGCCAATGAAAAGTTGATCCCCGGCACGGTGGAGATCGTCTAAGTGGCAATGCAACTCACAAAAGCGCAGTGGTACGCCAAGATCAAGACCATGGTGCCGTCGTGGGTGTGGGCAAAGGAAGCGTATGTCCAAGCGTATTTCCAGGCGCTGGCGCAGGCGGTGGCTGAGTCACAGGTAATGGTGCAAGACCATGTTGATGACACGCGCATACTCGTCGCCAACCTCGGTGTGCTCGACACGCACGGCGGTGAGCGTCGTGTGGACCGCTTGACGGAAGAGATCGACGCAGACTACCGGCTGCGCGTCCAAAACCTCTTCAACCAGTCAAACGTTCCTGACCTGATTTTGTTCATCAACAAGGTGCTCGTCGCCGGTACCGCGCGTATCCAGGAAGACTTTGATTCGACCCCTTTCCTGGACCGTGAATACTTCTGCAACCGCGCCGCGCTCTTCCTCTCCCTGCCCGCGACGAATACCTTTTCGGTTGTCGTCGATAAGCAGACCCACGCGCCGTTCTCCTACTGCGACCGCGAGTATTTCGCCGACCGTGAAGACTTCATCGGTACAGCGGAGTCGCTTGACCGGGTGTTCACGCTGATTCTGAAAATTGTGGGCGACAACAAGGCGCTGGGGACCATGTACCGCATCATCGAACTTTTGGAGTGACCGACAAATGCCAAGACGCAATTACGCAGACGGGATGGAAATTACCTTCGGGGATCTAAACAAGATCCCGGCTGGTGTGGAGCGGATGCTTTTTGACCGCGTCTTTTACGAGATGCTGCAACTCAAAACAGACCGCTTCTTTGGCTCTGGCTTCCTCGTCTCGCGCCTGAGCGGCACGCAGATTTCCGTGGCTGCCGGTGTTGGCTTTCAGGAAGACGCTACTCAGGTGACACCTGAGCCTCAGAAGCGGTTGATCTACAACGCGGCGGCGGTAACAGCGGATCTCGACGGCGCCCATGCTACCCTGGCGCGCATTGACATCGTCTGCATACGCTCCAACCGTGCAACGAGCGCCAGCGGTATCCGGAAGTACAAGGCGCCTACCACGGGTGTCGTCACCAACGAAACCCTGGTGCTTGAAACCGATTGGGATGCCGACGTTCTGGTCGTCGCCGGCACGGCTGCCGGCTCGCCAGCCGCTCCGGCGACCCCGGCTGGATACATCCGGATTGCGGCCCTGGCGATCACTGCGGCCACGGGCCTCGGCATTGCCGGCGTCACCGACGAGCGCGCCATCATGCCCGTCGCCGGGAAGATCCTTCTCTCCACCCTCGGCTTCACGAAGTTGACGGCGGCGGCTGAGCGCACACTCGACCAGATGATGCTTGAGATCGACACCGCGCTGACGGGCGGCGGCGGTGGCGGCGGCGGGATGCGCTGGACCAACAAGAGCGCAGACGGTGCTGTCGAGTCCGAGGAAAACGGGGAAGTCGTGTTCCTCTTCCCGACCGACGTTGACGCGCGCACCACGGTCTTCTTCATGGTGCCGAACGGCTACGTCACAGGCAAGCAGATATCCCTTTTCCTGGCCTTCTACTCGCCCACAGCAGCAACCGGCTGGCGCATGAAGACGACGACGAGCCTCGTCCGGAAGAACCTGGACGCCATCACGTCAGTCGCGAACCAGAACGCCTACGAGCCAGCAGCTCTCGTCAACACGGTGGCCTCTATGATGCGCCGGGTCCAGTTTGAGCTGACCGGCGCGACGGGCCTGGTCAACGGTGTGGCCGTCACCGCCGGGGACCTTCTGAAGATCGACCTGACCCGCAGCTACGCGGACGCCGGCGACACGGACACCGATGATGTGCGGTTCATTCCGAGCGCCACGGAACCCAAACTTTCCTAAACCAATCCACGGAGGATAGTGCAATGACGATGACGTTTAAACGGTGCCTGATTACCCTGCTCGGACTGCTCGCGGTGTTCTCGCCGCACGCTTCCGGCCAATTCTCTGAGCAGCAAAAGCCCTTCCTGGGTCCGATCCAAACCGTAGTCAATCCCGGCTTTGAGGCCGGCCTCACCAAGTGGACGAAGACAGGAAGCTCGACCCTGGTGCTTACCACCACGCCGGCCGCAAACGTCGGTTTCGGGCGTTCGTCGGGAGCTTGGGACGCAACGGCGGCGGCTGAGACGCTGACCAGCTCGGCCGTGGCGGTGCCCACCGGGCTCACGTCGGGCTCGTCGATGTGCTATGCCTCCGTTTGGTACAAAGGCGGGGACTCCAACCTGACCTTGCAGGTCTGGGACGGCTCCGCCGTGCTCGGCTCCGTCGCGCTCACCACAGCGGCAGCATGGACGCAGACGTACCCGGTGCGGTTCGTCTGCCCAACATCGGGGACGATGGCGCTGCGTGTTAGCGCGGGCGCTAACGCTGCCGTTGTTTATCTGGACAACGCTTTTGTTGGTATGGCCGGTGCGCCTGCAATGGTATCGCAGGTCGGTGAGTGGATCACGTTCACGCCGACTGGGTCTTGGGTCGCAAACACGACCTACGCTGGGCGCTACCGCCGCGTGGGTGACTCTGCTCAGATCCAGGTGCAGGTGGCAACCAGTGGCGCACCGACGGCGTCCGACCTGACGGTCAACAATCCTACCGGCCTCACGACAGACACGACGAAGCTGCCGGCGACGACGGCGACAACGGTTTTAGGATCGGCCGCGCTCAAGGATAGCGTGGCTCTCTACTACAGCGCTGCGGTCGGGTACGTGTCCACGACTACCGTCAACGTCGTCAACAGCGAGAGCACGGGCAACATCGGAGTTGTCTCGAATGCCGCGCCGTTCACCTTCGGCGCTGGTGACTTCGTCCATTTGAACTATACAATCCCCATCGCCGAGTGGGCCGGCGGCACCGCGCTTGGTGATAACCAGGTTGAATACGCGTTCAATACTTCGACCGCCACCACGGGAAATGACACGGCGCTGTTTGGTTATGGACCCGGCGGAGCTCAGATGTATGCGATTACTGCTGCCGGCGTGCGCCGGGTGCAGTTTCAGACACCGATACAATCGACCGATACCCTCATTCTTGAGTACCAACCGAGCGGCGCCGGTAATCCCTGGCTTCCTGTCGTCGCGGCAGACACCGGCGCAGATATTGGCTCCTACATGGTTCAAAACGTGGTTTCTTACGGGATGCGCTTGGGTCGTGTTTCGGGCTCGACAACGCAAGTTGATGTGGCATTCGGCACGTATGCCTGGAACAACAGTACCTACGGCGCCGTGGGCATTGGGTGGCCAACTAACAACAGGTGGCGCGTCAAGAAGTTCTCAGGCGGTCAACCCGTCGCCTTCGGCCTCGCGACGAGCACGGCGCCGGGGCTCGCGCCAGCAGGCGTGTTTGCGGCCGGCGTCTCCGGCGCCGTGACGCTTCAGGAGCAATCGGCAACGCCGGCAAACCCGACGTCGGGGAGCGAGGGGCGCGTCTACGTGAAGGGCGACAAACTGATTTTCCAATTCAATGACGCGGGGACTGTTCGCTACAAATACCTGGACATGACCGGGACTGGTGTCACCTGGGTACATACGACAACAGCTCCATGAAGAGGCCCGCCATGAACGGTCACGCCGTAACCGTCAGCTTCTGTAACTGAAACAAATGCGCGCAATCCAGCGTGCTACGAAGGAGACAAGAATCATGGCAAAGCTCGGCGTAGTGAACCTCACACTTTTGACGGCAGCACTCGGCCAAGCCGCCACCGTGGGCGGGCTCATTTTCGAAGACGGCGACGTGACGATTGGCGACGTGCGGCATCTGCGCGGCGTGCTCGTCGCGCTCAAGAAACTCAAGGCCGTCAGCTATCTGGAGCTGCTTCCTGAGTCGAAGGACCTGGACGACGCTGAGCGCGAAGAGCTGTCGGCACTCTTCGCTCAGGTGTTCGTCCTCCCGTCCTCCCTGAAGACCCACGAAGAGATCGTTGAGGCCGGCATCGGATACCTGCTTCTGGCCATCCAGGCGATCGGTATCTTCCTTCCTGGCGGCACCGCCGTCCCGTTCCGTCGCACCGTCGCGGCGTAACCTCCACAACGTGACAGTCCGCAGTTTCGCTTGGCTCTGCGGTTGTCTCCTCCGTACACCCCCCAGGGCTTCGGCCCTGGGGGCTCTGTTTTTGGTGTATGATTTAGGGGACAAACCCCACCAAGACCGGGAGGCTTCCGGCCATGTCTGAAACCACAGAGTTCATCCAAAAAGCGTTCTGGCAACTGGTTGGCGTCGTCACCGTGCTCTTTGGCGCCGCGTCTTCTGCGCTGGTCGGCGTTCTTTGGCATCTCAACGGCAGTGTCGTAATATTGAACGAGAGAGTCGGCACAGTCATTGAGAAGCAGGTACGCCAGGAATCACAGAACACCCGCCGCGACGAACTCCTCTTAGACCACTCGCTGCAACTTCAGTCACTGAAGCCTACCCAACGAAGAAGCACGCGCTGAGCTGCGCGTGCTTCCCACCCATTGGCAGTGGCACCTCGTTTAAACGGCGGCGATGGCCAGGCCCCGGAGGTAATCACGGATGCCAGGCCAACTGTCCGGGTTCGCCGACATCGCCAGGCCCCCGCAATCCACGATCAGATTCAGATTGTAGAGCTGCATGGGGTCGGGCGCCTCGGTTGCAGCGCGCTTCAGCTCCAGCGCGACGAAGCGCCGGCCGATGCAACCCAGGATGTCTGGCGTCCCGACCAGAGCGACCTGCTGCACCTTGACCCACCATGACCGGGGAATCATTCGCAGGTCTTTCAGGACCTGGACCTTGAACCGGGTTTCTGGCTGCATGTCAATCAAGTTCCACGGTGTGATAGATGATGCGCTGCTTCGCCACTTCGAGACACCCCAAGAGCGCAACCGTCATGTCAGGGCGTGCGTGGAACGCGTTCCTGACGCTCCCATCCTCACATGTGTAGACGAGCGCGATACTCTGAATCTGGCCCGTGGCCGCCAGCTCGCTAGCGCGCGCCAGAAGCCGTTGGACTTCCGGGTTTGGCGTCGGGCCGGCTGACAAGGCCACGAGGCTCCCAGGGCGCTTTTTGTCACTCACAGCGGGACTCCTACGATTGAGGGTATCCCTCAAGGCTAGCACGGGAACCCCTTGATCTTGTCCGCGAGGCTTTTGGCCGACCAGCTCGGGCCGGCAGTCAGCGTGAGCTGGCGCGGCACGTAGGCTGCCTCCATGATCTCGACCAGCAGCGGGGCCAGCTCGAACTCTGCGTGGTGGATCTCAAAAACGATCTCGTCGTGGACATTCAGCACGATCCGTGAGCGCGCCTTCCTGGCTTGTAGGAACGCCAGGCAGCGGTTGAGGGCGATCTTTAGTACCTCGGCACAGCCGCCTTGGATAAGCCAGTTTGGTGCCGTCGTGTAGGTCATGTCAGGATGGGCGAACGTATATCTGCGCCCGTACCAATTGAAGAGTGTCAGCGTGTCGCTCGCCTTGGCGCGGACCCTCTGCACGAAGCTCGCAATCTTCGGGAGCTTGGCGAAGTAGTGGAGGCGCTTTGACTTGGCCTCCTGGACAGTACAGCGGAGCATCGCGGCCAGCTTCCCGTCGCCGCCACCGTAGATCAGCATGAAATTGATCTGCTTCGCATCGTAGCGGCCAATCCCCAGGATCTCAGCGGTTGCCGAGTGGACGTCCAGGCCAGCGAGCACGGCGGCGATCACCTCCGTTTCGTCGGCGTAGCAGAGCATGACCCGGTACTCGATCTGATCGTAGTCGGGTGCGAAGAAGACGAAACCCTCGCGCGGTGTGAAGCAGCGGCGGACCTGGGCAACGGTGTCGTCAGCGTCCTCGTCGAGACGGGGGAGGTTTTGGAGGTTTGGGTCACGACACGACTGGCGCCCGGTCTTCGCGCCGTTCTGATGGAAGTCGGGATGTAACACGCCGTCCGCGTCAGCCATGGCCAGGAAGTTGGAGTAATAGGTGCCTGTGAGCTTGTGGCTACGGCGGTAATCGAGGATCGACTTGATTGCAGGGTGCTCTACTTGCGCGAGCACGTCGGCGTTGGTCAGGATGCGCTTCGACGGCCCGCGTGGTGGCTCGATACCGATTTGCTTGAACACCTTACCGATGCACGTCGGCGAGTCCTCAAAGTCGAAGCCGACGAGCTGCTTAAAGGTCGCCGTAGCGTTCTGGTACACCGCGCTTTCCTGGGTCAGCGCGCGCTCAGTGTAGGCGCGGTCAATCTGGATACCCACACGCTCGATCTCGAAAAGCGTCCTGGTCAGCGTCGTTTCGTTCGCTTCGACCTGCGCCAGGGGCGGCATGTTGGTGTTACGGGTCGCGTCGAGGGCAGCGATATGGGCGCGCATCCACTCGCCAAGGCGCCAGTGTAGCTTGGTGTCCTGCTCGCCGTAGGGCTGCATGACGTCGAGCGGGACTTTCCAGAAGCAGTAGTTTTTGCGCTTCTCTTTCTTACCCTCCGTCGCGGGCTTCTGCGCGAAAAGCTTGTGCTCGTCCATGTAGTCTTTGACAGCGTCGGACTTGCGTTCGCCTAGCCAACGTTCGGCGCAGGCGTCGAGGCCGTATCCAAAGAGATCGTTGTGGATCAGCCGCGCGTGCCCGTAGGTACAGTAAATCTCGCCGGCCATCGACAGACCCAGCTGCCCCAGGTGATGCATATCAAACTTGGCGTTGTGGATGTACCAGGAGTGGGACGTCTGTGAGAGGACGTCTTTCTGTAGTTCGTCCAGGTGCCCTTGCAACAGCCACTCGTCGGGCGGCATGTTCGGATATGGTTGCAGATTGAAGTACCAGGCTTCCTGGTCCTGCGCGATGATGACGGCGAAAGGTCGATCTCCCTTGTATGGGGAGAGTCCCGTCGTCTCTGTGTCGAGACCGTACCAGCCGGGCTCTGCGAGCCGACGAAGCACGGCGTCGAAATTTGAGCGCGTTACAAGCACTTCCCTACCTCCTGCGCCGGCACGAACGTTTCAGCGCGCAACAGCTCTTCCAGCGCCTCGACCTTAGCATCATTGATCAGCCATTTGATCACGTCCTCTTTCCGTCGTCTCGCCGCAATGGCCTGGGCGCGGACTTTGCGAAGCTGCTGACGAATGACGCTGGTAGGGACGACGTACATAGCGGGCTCCCAAAAGAAAGGCGGGGACCTGCCCCGCCTCGTTTAAACGCACCATGCTTACTAGAACGCTTCCTTGGAGTAGTCCGCCGTGGACGGGGGCGGCGGTCCGCGCAGTTCTTCCTCCTCGACCCCAAAGTTCCCGCTCGACATGACCGGGAGCCAGACGCTGCGGAGGTAAGCCACGTCAGCCTTGTCCTGGGCCGTCAGCCGCTCAGCGACGTTAAAGCCGATGTTGTAGTGGGTCTGATCGTCGCTCCGCTTGTATGCGCGAAACTTTGTGACTACGCCGTAGTAGCTGCCAAAGTCGGCGGCGGTGGCGACCACATAGTTTTTGATCAGCGTCAGCGATGTTGGCGGGACGCGGAGCACTTTCGGGATCACGCCAAAACTGCCGTCCGTCAGTCGGATCGCGATGAACACCGGGCGCGTGTTTTTGCATGCCTTGCCCTCGCCTTCCTTCGCGGACCCAAACTGATTGTGGGGGCATGTCGCACACGTCGGGCTCTGCGGCATCGCAACGCTCGGCGTCTTGCCGTCCGGCGAGAAGCAGGTCGGCATTTGCCGGCTGCCCATTTTGAAACGGTCCTGATAGAAAACGTTGGACTCTTTGGTGTAGAGCATCACGCCGTCGAAGTCGTCAACGTGATCCTCCCCCTCGACCAACTCAAAGTCTTCCTTGAACCGCACGATCGGCAGCGTGATCCCCTGAAAACTTTCGAGGGCTTCGCGGGCCTCGCTAGCGCGCTCCACAATCTCAGGAGTGGGCTCCAGCTTGGCGCGGACAGCCGGTAGCTTTGTGACTACGGGTGCGTGGAAGTCGTCGATTCCTGGGAGAGGGCTTCCGAACGTGCCGTCACTCTGAGGCCCCGGTTGAATCTCGCCGACGCTGCTGCTGCCGCCGCCTGGGCGCGCTTGCTCTTGAGATTCGGACAGTCCTTTAGCCGGAGCTTCTTCTGTGACTCGGCTTTCCTGCGCTTGCGCGGTTTCTTTGGCTGGCGCTTCACAGGTCTTCCCCTTCTTCGTCGTGGCCATGGCTATTTCCCTTTCTTAGTAATGCTGAGTTTGATTTGCGAGAACGTTTGTACGCCCACTTCTTTGAGCACGCGCGCTGCGAGCACGCTCGGCGCGAGCACTTCCGTCAGCGGAATGTTGAGCCTGGTCTGCGCTTCGTTGGCGGCGTCCACGTCGTCCGCGAACGTCTCAGCCAGAGCTTCGATCTGATCCTTGCAGAACTTTTTGAGCGTCGGCGCCGGGATCACTTCCTCGATCAGCGCGCCTTGGCCTTCCTTCCTAACGTACTCAAGGAAGGTAGCCATGTGCGTCTTGGGTACGCTCGGGTAGTTTTCGCGCCGGAGTCCGAACGTACCGATACCGTCGATGTGCCCCGTCCCTTGCTTGCCGTTGTCCACAAGCCATTTAATCAACGCCTCGATCCGCGCGCTGCACTCGGCAGAAAGTTTCGACTGAACTTCGGCCAGTTCGTCGATGCGCCCCTTCAGCTCGTGAATGCCGCGAGCTAGTGCGATCTCTTCGCTCTCCATAGCGAACTCCTCAAAAAATGGTTGGGAATCATTCGTGAGGATAGGGCGGTAACTTCAAAAATGCAAGTATTTTTGAAGTTACTCGCGGAGTAGCTGGGCACGCCAGGAAAGAATGGCTTGGGCCACGTCTTCCTTCCTGTCCAGGCACGACAGCACATGCTCGTCAAGGGTCGATTCAGCGACAATATCAATGTTTGTTACCTTGTCATGCATGTCACTACCGCCCCGGTGGTTCCTGGCGAGAGCCTGTAAACGGTGCTCCAAGCGGTGGTTCCGTGAGTACCAGACAGCAAGCGGCGCCTCGACCAGATTGACGCCCGTCCCGCCAGCTCCCGGATTGGCGATCAGGGTGTCATGGTCGCCCGTACAGAAGTCGGTCACAGCCCGGACCTTCTCGTCATGAGTTTGCTCGCCCGTGAGGAACGTCGCCTTTCTTCCGAGCTTGGTGCAGACGTCGGCGATGGCCCGGTAGTTCTCTTTGAACACTGCCCAAACGATTGTCTTGACGCCACGGGCATCGGCAAGGATGTCAGCCAGCGCGGCGGCGCGCGGGTTCCCCTTGAACGATACGATGGTACCCTCGTCGTCTTCGAGCTTCATAAAGCCACTCGTGATTTGCAGCAGCCGGAGTGCCTTCGTCATAGCAGTCTGCGCTACGCAAGCATCTTCGGAGAGGTAGGTAATCAGCGCGTGCTTCATCTCGTCGTAATGCCGACGCTGCTCAGACGACAGCTCGATCTTGATCTGCTTCATGACTAGCGGCGGCAAGGTCAGGCAGTCTTTCTTTTCGACGCGCCCGGCCTTCCTGTAGATCAGCTCATTGAGCTGCACATCACCGCCCGGCTTGAGCTTCCAGTCCGGGAAGTACCGCACGCTGGGCATTCCCGCGTTCATGTCCACCATCCACTCACGTTTGAAAGCGCCGATGTATGTACCGAACGTCGTGCCGAGATCCAGGAAACGAAACTGCGCGAAGATATCCCCACCAACGCCGTCGAGCACTGGGGTTCCTGACAAGATGTAGCGGTAATGTGCCTTGTCACCAAGCTTCCAGGCCATCTTGGTGCTTTGCGCGCTGGGGCTCGATATCCGGTGGCTCTCGTCTACAATGATGACTTCCCAGCCGTGTGGCACGGGCACGCGGATTTCTTCCTTACCGCGCGTTTTCGTCGTCCAGAGTAGATCTTTGCAAGAGTGCAGCGCTTCAAAGTTTGTGACAAAGATATGCTTTCCCGGCGTTTGGATCTGCGCGATGCGGCGCGGCGTCGTCCCGGTCAGCGTCTGCACGTACTTCTGACAGTTCGAAAAATACCCGAACTCCTCTTCCCAATTCTTGATGACGATCTGCGGGCAAATGATCAGCGTTTTGAGCGGGCGCCCATGCCTGGTATAGAGGCGCCGTAGTATGTCGATCATGGCGCCCGTCTTGCCGGTACCCTGCTCCATCAACAGACCGTAGTGTGTCCGACCGTCTTCGAGCGCGCGGTCTGCCTCGCGCTGCTGATGCGCCCAGAGGGCTCGCAGCTCCGTCATATGACCAGACCCGCCGCGCGCGCCTTTTCCATCATAGCCTGGGTCATCTGGTCCATAATTGCCTTGAAAGCGCGTTCGGTCAGCGGCTTTTTAGGAACCTCGCTCGCAAACTGACAAACCTCCTGGTCCTCGCCAAGCTTCGGGACGTATGCCTCGGGCAGTCCCGTAACCGCGTTGCGCTTCCAGAGCACCTGGCCGGAGTGGGCAGCCGGAATGTCGATGGCGCAGTAGACGACAAATTGAGCTTCCTTCGGCTTACGGGCTTCTCTCACGGCGGGATTCCTTCAGTTCGTTGAGGACACGGACGCAAACGGGGCAGGTCACGCGCGCAAGGTTTGCCGTGCAGACCCAGTATTCCTTAGTCAGCTCGTTCGGCACGCAAACGCAGAAGCGTTGCTCACCGTGGTAGACAGCGCGCGCATGGCGCACCTTCCGAAACGAGAAGTTCACGGACATCAATAGCACCAGGCCGACGGCGTACGTGGGCGCCAGTCGAAGTGGACGAAGCTCTTACCGATGCCAATGCCTGCTGCGCCAGCCAGCAGCGCAGATCGCACGATGTGGTACTTTTCGCTGCCCGTCCATGCCTCGACGTCGAAGGCGTCCCCGTGAAGATGGCGCGAGCCGGGGGCGCCGCCTACCGTCGTATTCCACCCTTGGCAGCGCGCCGCGCTCCGAATGACGAGTGGGCGCCCGTAGGCCACGCGCACGGCTTCAAGGCCAGCAAGCGCGCGTGGCTGGATGGGCAGGGCGTTGCAATCTTGCAGCCCACACCGGCACGCCAGTTCCACGTCAGTGAAATGCTGTGAAGCCATTTTGCGAGTCTCGATTGAAGTTAATTTTGGTTGCTTCTTTGACGTTAACAGCGGCCTACCCTAAAATCAAAGGGATTCTCAACTATGACGGAGGAAGGCTATGCGCCGAATGATCGGACTGCTGACGCTGTGTGTCGGGCTCTCGTGCGGTAAGAAGAAGGAAGAGCTGCCGGTGGATGTGGATGTGTCCGGGATCGCGGCGCAGCTCAGTGACTACGAGCGGTGGGGCGCCGATCTCACCAGTGTGCGCGAGGGGTTCGTCACCGACGAGTGCGACGACACGCTTTTTACCGGGTTGCGCGCCAGCTTTGTGGCTACGGTCAATCTACAGCTTGCCGAGTCAGCTCCCGGCGAGTGGCACCGGAGGCGCCTCACGTTACCCGAGTGCTTTCCTGGACACAGCGCGTCTATGGTCAGCCGTGACATGCTGCTCGGAGTGGCGTGGTGGGCCTGGCGCACCGACAGGAAAGATGTTGCCAGAGATGTCGTTCTCTACGCGGACGCGCACGGTGGTGTCATGGGACCGGGAGAGCCTTCGCGAACGGCGATCCGTGCCCCCCTCTACGGAACTTTTGCCAAGATCGCGGGCCTTACCCGCGTCGAAACGCATGTGCCCGTCACTGTTAGCGGTGCGGAAACGGGCTACGAGCGACATGTTGCAGCGTGGCATCTGCACCTCCGCGCACGTTTAAACGGTGGCATGGAGGACGGGTATCACTGGTGGCTCAGGAAGCAGGCGGACACCCAGCCGAGCAATGCCCTTTACGCCTTCCTGGCCGCGCGCTACGTGACCGGCGACTATGCGCCCGTGGTCGCAGCATTACAGGACGCGCGGCACTGGCCCAGGGACCGCTTGCCCAGCTCGGCTGAGCACTGCACGCCGTGGCTATGGGAACAAGAAGAGGGGAGCACTAGCTGGTCGCCTTGCCAGGAAAGCGGAGAGCCGGCCCCCGTTGTGACGTGGACCGGCTCTGAATGGGCGGTGGTGGCGAGGATGCTGCTCGACGCGGCCGGCGCCGACTAGGACGCTACGGCTCCCATGCGCCGCGCGTGCCACTCCTCAAGGATCTGCACAATGGCCTTGGGCACCGTCAAGCTCTCGACGAGCAAGACATCTTGCTCCAGAGCGCGCACGATGTGCTTTGGAACGCGCACAGTCTTTTGTTCCGTGCGCGGCTCCGGCTTGTGGAGTCCATTCGTCATTTTCCCCCGCCCCCGTCGCCGCTTGCTGGCGCTGACTTTTGCTCGCTTTTTGACTTTGCTTTTGCTCATGGTATCTAACTCCGTTTGTCAAGTCAACTAAAGGCCCAATGCCGGGCTGGCGCAGGTACCACACGCCGGCGCCGAACGCGCGACTGCCAGCACGGCAGCGGCACGACAAGCCAGGTGAGCCCGAGCGGGCGCAGCGCACGGATGTCGTACATCACATGGACCTGCGCGTCAGGAATCCTGATGATCAGCACGCTTTGGTATTCCTCGATCCGGTAGCGTCCAACGCTCCGGATGCGGAGGTATTCGCGCAACTCAGTAAGAGTTTCCACCCGGCGTCGGTTTGCGAGCCAATCCGTCAGCGTGCGCCCGGCGGCAACGGCTTTGTCAGTGGGCTTGGTCATGTGGCACCGTGGGAACGCCCCGAAGGACACTGTTTGCTGCGTCTGCTGCGGCCTTCCTGAGAGTCTCCGTGAAATCGCCCCGCGACATGGCCACAACGACGCCCACCATTTCCAGCTTGCGCTGGATCAATGAATCGTTGATGCCCATAAGTACAGCCTCAATAGCTTCCTGTAACAAATCTTGGACCATGTGCGTCGGGCAGTTCGTGCCCACAGTGGCGCCTAGCGCGTAGTAGCAGGCAACGAGCGCGTCGCGGGGCTTCAGATGCCCGTCGGACTCGGCCAGGAGTGCAGACAGCTTTCCGTGGATCTCACTGACATGCGCGACTTCGGCGGGGGTGAACGGTTCGGGTGGTGGTGTTCTCACTCTAAAGCTCCTGTGATTGGATGGTTTCAATGGGGTTCCGTTTGGCAGTCATGTTGGCGATCAGTTTGCGCGCGGCATGCATCGAGGCGCATTTGAAGACGCCGATGTCAGGAACGTAGACGACGACTGTTTGCTTGATATGCGGGTGTGGGTGCGTTTTGCGGACGGGGACTTTGTCCAGAAGGCCCCAATGCGCGCCGTTGACAACTATGTCAAAGGTGAAGTGACTCCCCCGCGTTTTACGAATTGAGATCATGCCTTGGTCTCCAGCGCGAGCAAGGCCCTACCGAATGCGCTTGCCAGGTGAGCGTGCTCGTGGCGGACAAAGGGCGTATCGGGCGTCCCGCTAAAGGCTGCCTTCGCCGCCTCCGCTTCAAGCTTCCGCAGTCTTGCGCTCACTAGCGGATCGTCGGAGTCAACGCGCCCATTCCAAGCAGCTACGCAAGCATCTTCGGAGAGGTAATCGTCGGTGCCAGCACCGCACGAGCTACAAACGACGCTGTACTCACCGAACTTGGGTTTGTGGACACGGTGAGCATCACCGCCACAGAAAGGGCAGGTTTTCATGGCTGGACTCCCTCCGGCACGTCCTCAAGGTATGGGTCTTCGGGATCGTCAAGATCCAGGTCATCCCAAAACGTGCGCCAGTCTGCGAACAGGATGCCGTCTGGGCTCTCCGGCCAGAACTCGTCTCTCCCGTTCGCGTACTCGTCCATTTCCTCGATGACACCGTCCCGGAAGCTGCGCGCGTCTTCGAGCGCGGCCCGGTAAGCGGCGTGAGCTTCCTCAAAATGCGCCCTGATTGCTGTCCACTCCGTCGCCTGCGATTTGTTCAGTCTCTTCATTCCTGGACTCCCTTCCGGATGGAAAGCGGCGCACGACGCGCCACCCCGTTTAAACGTTCTCATTCCTCGTCGGATTTCTCTTCGATCGCCATGCGGTCGTTACAGCAACCGCACTTAGGCGCCCCGTAATCCAGCGTCGTCGCTGACATGCGGACGACATAGCGTTTGTCATTCTCCTGAAGAAACTCGCATTCATCGTTCAGACAGACCACTTTGAGGAGGCGCGTGGTGTCCTTTTTCCGACCTGAGCGGTCAAGCTTGGTGTGTGGGTAAATGCCGAGCTTCGCCACCGCGCCGGTAATCCAGCCCGTCAACGTCTCGCCGACCGTCGTCGAGGTCATTTTGCCTTCGAGTCCGATCAGCAGCGCAGCGCGCTTGAAGATCGGGCCGTGTTTCGCTTCGTTACCAACGGCAGCGTGCACCAGCTCGTGCGCCAGGATGCCGGCGGCTTCGACGCCATCCGCGATGACGGGGGAAATAAAGATCTCGCAGGTTTGGTCGGCACTCGCTTCTGGTGCCCAGCACTCGCCGACGCGGCGCTTGGAACCCATGGCACTCTGCGATGGCCAGCCACAGGACACGCGTACCTTGGCAGGGATCTCGACGCCGGCCAGTGACTGAAAGAGCGGGCGCATTTCGGTGGTCATGTCGCGCAGCCAGTCCTCCCTGGTGCGCTGCGTCTCAGTGACTACGACAGCACCGGACTCGCAGATGGTCACCGTGGCGGGGGCTTCCGGTGCTGCCGGAGCATCCACAAGCTTCGCGGGGACCTTCTTCGCGGGGACCTTCTTCGCGGGGACCTTCTTCGCGGGGACCTTCTTCGCGGGGACCTTCTTCGCCGCCTTCACTTCCTGGCGTTCGTCCTCGGTGGCGCGAACGTCCGCGTTTGACGGGCAGGCGTCAATGTTAGTGCAGATAGTGACGCCCATGCGCTTTCTGAGAGCCGCGCCGCAGAGATCACACTCAGCGATGGGCGCCGCAGCGTTGTTGCCCATCGCCTTCGCCACCGGCGGTGCCTCAGTAATGATCGTCCAAGCCTGCAGCGTCCACTTCTCGACACCACCGGGGTCTGTCGCGTTGATGCCCCGGACTTCGACAGCCACGCACACATGGTCGTACTGAGCATCCCTGTCGGTGCGCTCGACCAACGCCAGCTCCGCGCGCTTGCGGCGCACCGTCTTTGCAGCTACGACCGGGCCGGTCACGGTGAGGGAAACCTCCGTGCCGCGCACGACCGTCGCCGGGTACTCACCGCGCTCGCGGATCTCAGCCATGGCGAGAGCCAAGGTCTTGAAGCCGGCGGTGGGTTGGCTAGGGGTAGTGAGCTGGTACAGGGTGGTTCCTCCGAGAGAGCGTTTAAACGACCTGAAGCAAGTATGGCGGTTGTAACTTCAAAAGTAAAGTTAAATTTGAAGTTGTAAATCCGGTGACGTTCTAGGGGCTTGCCGGCGCACGTTGCCGACGCATTCGCAAGCGCCGTGCTTCCCAGCCCGGAGTTTCCCACATGTCTGGGCGTGCGCTCTGCCACAGTCACACCGACAGCTCCAGAGCGCGTGTCCGTTGCACGTCGTGCCAATGCGACCGACGACGAGAAGCCTTCCGAACCGCTCGCCGAGAATGTCGGCGCTACGGATGTACGGCGGTAGCGCAAGACCCTTCCTGGCTGCGCTGTAGCGCGCGCGCCGGACAGCGTTCCGGCACTGCCTGCACTGGTTCTGGAAACCGTCGCGGTAGCCGTCGTTATCCTCAAAGTTGAGGCGCGTCAGTGGTTTTGTGACTCCGCAAAGCTTGCACGTCTTTTCCATAGTTTCCTCCGTTTAAACGCTCAGCGTCTCACAACCAGCTTTGAAAGTGAAGTTAAATTTGAAGTCGAAAAACTGGGCCAGGAAACGGCAGGGTACAATGGAGGCTACTCAGGAAATGGAGGCCCACCATGCACTCCGAGGCGACCCGGCTCATCCACGACGCTATGAAAGAGTTTTATTTGAAGCAGGGCCAGGACATCACGGAGGAGCTCGACTTCGCTCTTCTCAACCTCGCCGAGTTCGTCGCCCGCGCCGTCATTCGCGTCAAACATTTGGAGGTAAGCGCATGAGGTTTCTTCTCTGTCTCGTCTTAGCGTTTGCAGGCACCGCGCAGGCGGGTGTGTTCAACCACCGGCCATCGCTGCGCGCGACTGAGCGTGCTCTCAGCTCAGAAGACCCCGTCAAGATCGCAGCCGAGGCTAACCGTGCGGTGGGCGCCATCGTCCGCGCTGCCACGCGCGCGCTCCGGATGCACGGACACGGCGACCTTGCGCGCCAGCTCAACGCGGAGTGGTCCGGTGAGTGGGACGGCTACCTGACGCGTCAAGTCGCAATGCACGAGCTGACCGGCATCGGCGATCATGAGCCGCTCTCGCAGTGGCTCGCAGACTGGTACGAAGTTCTTGAGCTTGCGCTAGGCGAAACGCTCTGCGCGTTCCTGCACCTGGACGACATCAAAACGTTCAACTACACCGTGCCCGTTGTCTTCCACTTTGATTCGGTCGATGGCGACGGGATCGACATGGCAGAATACAAACTGCATTGGGTGCCGTTCGCCGGCATCGTCGCGTACTGGAGCACCTGGCTCGCCTGCGAGATCGTGACCTACGGCGCGGGCTGGTTTCTTGTCTGCACACCGGCTGGAATGCTCGCAGAGTACGCCACCGTGAAATGGATCGCGCCGCCGCTGACTGACGAAGCCTGGCGGTTCCTTTGGCGCCCGGAATAGTCTATGGTTTATGACATACAAATATTGGGGGAAATTGGCATGCGGAAGCTTCTTTTGTGTCTAGCAATGGCGAGCGCGAGCTTGCCGGGCATCGCGACCGCTGACGAGGCGCCGGAGCGGTGGGGGCCGACTCTGATCGGCGGCGTGCCTGCTAAGCCCGAGGATTGGCCGGCGAGCGTCTACGCTCGCGCCAACGGCTCGGCCTGCTCGGCAACCATCGTTGGTAAGGACGTCGTCCTGATCGCCGCGCATTGCGTGGCCAACGGGAAGGACATCACCTTCTCGCTGCTCTCTGCCAACTACACGGCGAAATGCACGCACCACCCGAAGTACCGCCAAGACTCGACCGCTGATTGGGCTCTCTGCAAGTCAACGCGTAAGATCGAAGGCGCGGTTCCCGAAGTCGTCGCCCAGGACGGCGCTTGGTGCGCGAAAGACGTCGAAGTCACACTCACCGGCTACGGCTGCGTCAGGAACGGTGGCGGTGGCGGCAATGACGGCGTCTACCGGATCGGCAAGTCAACGGTGGTGAGCTGTCCCACCAGGGACAACGATGTCGTGACGAAGGGCGGCGCCGCACTCTGCTACGGCGACTCCGGCGGTCCCGCGTTCCTCGTCAACGCGGACGGCTCGCGCGAAGTTTTTGGCGTCAACTCGCGCGGCAACATTTCCACTACGTCGTATCTCAGCTCAGTGACTACGAAGGTCGCGCGCGACTGGTTCGCCAAGTGGCAGACCGACAACAGCACAACCATCTGCGGCTTTCCTGGCTCCGGTCCTTGTCGCGGCGGTAGCAACCCCGGCCCCGATCCGGACCCGCAGCCGGTTCCTCCGGACTGTGACAGCCAGCTCAACGCTGTCATGAGTGCCAACGGGGCCATGGGCGCCGCCAACGCCCAGATGCACGGCGCAGCAACCGCACTGCGCTCATGCTTGACGGGTAACTGATGGCGACCTGGCTAATCATGCTGATCGAGATCCTGCCGAGCGTCGTCAAGCTGCTCATGGCGCTGATCAACCTGATTAAGCAGCTCCCGACAAGCGCCCGGAAAGAGCAGTGTGCGAAACTCAGCGGCTTTGTTGCCCGTGCCACTACACACGGCGACATGGCAATGCTCGGCTCGCACCTCGACAGTTGGCGCAAAGAGTGCCGCGCCGCCGTTGCGAAACACGACGCACAGTTGTAAGCTCAGCGTGCTCATACACTTGCTCTTCGAAACCCACAGCATTCCGCCGTGGGTTTCCTTTGTCAGGAAACACAAAGGCCACCCCGTGAGAGAGTGGCCAATGGTGCCCGTTTTTCCTGACAACCCAAACGGAGCCGAAAGCGGCTCCCGACTTATTTCGCGCTGGGAGCAAGCGCGCACCGTTCTGAGATTTGACAGCCGGCACGGAGAATGGCTGCTAACCTTGCCTCGCGACCGGCTTGGAACCCTGGGGACATCTAGTCCGCCGCGAAATACGCGGCTTTTTCGGGTAATGCACGGCAGCGTCGAGACCTACACTACTGCTACCAACGCACGCACCGCACAGTCTTTGGCTTCTAGCAACTTCCGAAGGGCAACGGTGCGCTCCGGGTTCCTCGGCAGCTCCATGACGACGGCAGCCAGCTCCCCGAAGGGCTTGCTAACGGCTTGGAGCTTTTCGGGCAGATGCGCGTAGCTGAAGAATTGCATTAGGAATTCCTTTTCCATCACTTCTTGACCGGCGCCGCGACTGCGACGTTCTCTTTCTTCGCCGGGCTCTTCCGAGTAATGGGCTTCTTCGTAGCGACTTCGCCCGTGATCGTACAGCCGCCTTCCGCCGCTTGCTCAAGGCCGGTGACGCTCACGCCCTTAAACCCGTAGGTCTTTTGGACGTGCGACGTGATGGCGGCGTTCAGTTCGGCGGCGGTCAGCTTGAATTGCGTTTGCATGTGTTCCTCCGTAAATGGTTTGGCTCTGCGAATCGTGACTTTATTACGCTTTCAGTGAGCGTGCAACGGCGTTTAAACGACTCCCCTAATCCCCTCGGGCGTCATGATGAAGTCGGCGCGCGCCTGCTGCTCGCCGAGTGCCATGGCCTGCTGCATCTTGATCCGGCATCCCTTCGTCGCCCGGCAGCGTGTCAGGAAGGGGAGCCTTGCGCCCGCTTCCGCCAGGACGATGATTGTCCCGCGACATCCGGGGCAGACGTAGAGATATTTGTTCATCCCAGCTCGTCCTCCCCGCGTTGCTGCCGGAGATAGCCGGCGAGTAACACCGCATAGTTTGCAAGATCCAAACAGGTATCCTCGACCGACTCGTCTTTGACCTGAAGCGCGCCGGCCGCTGAGAACGACGCGAGACGGGATAGCTTGTCGGTCATGCGCGTAAGGAACCCCTGCACCGTCGTCGCAATGCCCATCGACTCAACGCGAGTAAAGTTTGCAAACGGGTTGTCACCGCCTGGCCCGGCATAGTCGGCGTTTTTGGCCTCGCAGACATCGCGCATACGAATGGTCATCTCGTCATGAAATTCCAGGAACTCCGCGCGATTCATTGCTGCTTACCTCTTTTTCCTTGAGTTCACTGCGCCGCACGATCACATCGCGTGGTGCCTTGATACCAATGCGTGCGGTTTTCCTGCTGACGCGCACAAGCATAATCACGATGTCGGCGCCGACCTGGATCGTCTCGCCGACGCTTCGCTCGATGATCAACATCGACACTCCGTTGCCTGTTGACTGAAGTTATAAATGAGTCGTAAAGTGAAGTTACAGACCCCGGACCAGTTTTGCAAGAGGACAATGGAATGCTCTCAATTCACCGTGCGCGGGAAGGATTCCCGTCATCCGGTTACGAACTCGTCGATGCCTGGACGCTCCGCGACGTCGGCACTCATATGACCAGCTCTGTCTGGTGCGCCCCAGCATTTGCCGGGGGTCGCCGGAGTGAACTGCACTTCCTGGGCGCCATGTGGTGCGTCCTCGACTTTGACGAAGGCGCAACTAAACGGGAGATGGCCGACAAGTTTCGTGACTACGCTTTTGTGCTCGGCCCGTCAAAGTCAGACGGCATCGCGAAGACCACGAAATCCGGGCAAACGAAACCTGCATGCGACCGCTTCCGCCTGGTGCTGCGGTTCTCGCGGCCTATATTTGATATGGACGTCTTCAAGTACAATATGAAGCTCCTCGTCACCGACTGCGGCGCCGACCTAGCAGCCATCGACGCCGCGCGCGTCTGGCAACCCTGTCTCCGCGTGGACGAGCTGCAACCGTTCGGAAAATTCGTTGACGTGGTAGGCGAAATTCCATTAGAAGAAACCACGGCTTTCCTACAATTGCAGATCAATGACTACACCGTGCAGCTCAAAAAGCGCGGGATGCTTCCGAAGCGCGTCAAAGATTTTCTGAAAGGCAACGTGGCTCTCGGCGCCAGGAATGTGGAGCTTTACTTTGCCGCTTGTATTTTGATGCAAGTCAAGGGCTGGAAAGTCTCGGACGTCCGCAAAATGGCGCACGACATGGACAATCTCGCCGACATGGACAACATCGAGACGACTATCCGGAGTGCCGCGCGCCGGGTGGGCGCCGCTTACTTCTAAAAGAAAAGGCCCCGTTGGGCTGCAACCAACGGGGCACCACTCTCGCTGTCGAATTTGGCCCCTCACCAAACTGGAACTACTCCATGTCTAGCAGCGCCAAGCCGAGTAATCAAGAGGTTTACGACGACTACGCGGACCTAATCAACGGTGCGCCCGTCTCCCTCGCCGTATTCAACGGGCGCCCGTTCCCGTATCGATTCGTCGTCGCGCAGCCTGAGCGCGGTAAGTTTCAGGTCGCCGAGATCCTGCCTGGCAACGTCGTCCAATGGGTGCCGCTTGAGGCCGTTGTGGAAGCCATCACGCGGTTCTCGACGTCGCTCCCGTCGAAAGATTTCCCCTTCTACAAGATCGACGCCGGCCGGGCCGAGCGCGCCGCGCGTCACTGGATGATGCAAAGCCCGAAGTTCGTGGAAACCATCCACCCCGTGCTCCAGCTCTCGTCGCCCGGCTACACCTACCACCGGCTCGACTTCGACATGAAGGCGGTGTCCACGCCGCTCTTCGACGACTTCATGAGGCACATGACCGCCAACGGCGAGGCGTTCCTGGCATGGAATGGATCGGTCTTCGACCTTACCGCACAACGTCAATACTACCTGTGGCTACTCGGCGAAGGCGCCGATGGCAAGGGCGTTTGGTGCCGCTACCAGCGCCGCCTACTGGCGAACGCCTTCGTCGCCTGCAACAGCGACTCGAAGCACATCAACCAGTTCTTTACCTCGCGCCTGGTGGGCAAGCGGCTGGGAATTTTTCAGGACTGCCACAACCCTAGCTTTGTGCAGTCCGAGACGTTCATGCTGTTATCCGGCGGTGACCCGGTCTTTGTAGAGCAGAAGGGCAAAGACGGCTACACGACAGAGCTGTCCACTATGTTCATGTTCAGCAGCAACCTGCTCCCAAACATCACGGGCAGCAAGGCGCACCGTCGCCGCGCCATCATCTGCCCCATGAGGCCACGCGAGTATTTCAACGGACAGAAGAGTGACTACGAGGATCGGTTTTGGGAAGAGCGCGCCGGCATCCTCTACAAATGCTGGCACGCTTGGCTTGCCATGAAGCGCGCGCACGGGGAAATCATCGCTTGCCAGGAAGTCATTGACTCGACCGTTGAGACGTCTGAGGAAGTCATGGAACACATTTTCACGCAGTTCTTCAATCACAAGCCCGGCACGAACACCGGGATGCGCCCTGACGAAGTGGTGGGTGTCCTCCGGATGCGGGCGCGCATGACGCAAAACTACGAAATCTCACGCTTCAAAGATTTCCTGAAGCGCAAAGGCATCGAGATCAAGCGGCATGATCGCGCGTCACCGCGTTACTACGATGGACTCTTTCCAAAGGATGCTTTTTGACCATGGACAATGCCACAACGGAGTTGGTGCGGTTTGGATGTGGAGTGCTCGCCGTGCTCCTGATGGGGGGCGCCGCCTACATCTACCATCGGTGGTATGAGTTGGTTAACGTCCTCGTCGGTGGGCTCGTCGTCCTCGCTATCGCCGCGCTCGGTTTCTACGTGGTGGGCCGCGTCGTGCTCTTCGGGCTACTCAACCTGGCGCCGCCTGCGCTCTTTGAATGGATGGAAAAATGGGTATGACCTCCGAGATGGAAGCTATCAAGTGCGAGTGGTGCGAAGACACGACTAAGTTCCGTCTCTTCTGCCGAGACAATGAGTACGAGCGCTACGCATGTGACCAACATATCGCAAAGGTACGGCGACTGGCGCACTTGGATGGCTACAACAGAAACGATCTAGAGGAGTGCCACTCACTCGCCGGGGCTTACTTACATCAGGACAGGGTTTACAAATGACCACCGACGAGCAAAAGGCAGCAATGCGCGTCGCCTGCGTGTACGTCGCGGGAACGGAAGGGGAGGAACCATGACCGACAAGCCTGGAGGGCAGGGTGATGAAACCTGGCATGGATGGAACCACGAAACTGGGGGTGATCATGAATCTCTGTAACTACATAGGCGTTCTGCTTTTCTCCTCGGCTACAGCGACGACTATGAGGGCGTTGGTTGAGGAAGCGTACCTAGCCGGAGCAAACCTGCGTGGGGCGGACCTGCGCGAGGCGGACCTAGCCGGAGCGATCCTGAACGATGGGGTGGAACCATGACCGACAAGCCTAGGATGAAAGCACAATGCGACCGCATCAAAGAGCTAGAGCGCCTTCGTGCCGAGCCAAAGTGTCTACTTTGTGGGGAACTGATGCCTCCAGGTGAGGAGATATTCAATTACCACGGGTATAGCGGACCGTGTCCTAAGCGCATGGAAACGTCATGCGAATCGGAGAACCTCGTCAAAGAGCTAGCGCGGATCACTGCAGAGCGTGATGCCTTCGTAGCTGCTGTGAAAGACTATAGACAGCACTTTGAAGTAGATCCGTTTTCACCTGACGCGGCTCTATCTGCGGACATCGCGATAGACGAAGCGCTGGGGGAAGAAACGTGAGCAGCAAAGAGCAATGCGACCTCGTCAAAGAGCTAGAGCGGCTCATTGCCGAGCGTGACGCTGCGCTGGCCGATAATAACCGACTGCGTGCGGCTGATAATGACCGACTGCGTGTGGCTCTGACACTGATCGCAGAGCACACAAATTATCCGGTTACTGTGCGCATCGCCCGACCGGTACTCGCCTCCCTGCCACGGCGCGGCGTGAAGGGGGAGGGGACGAAATGAACATTAACGACGGCAGAATTCAGGACATAGCAATGCTGGAGGAGCTCTACAAGACCGGCAAGGAAAAGGTAGAAGACTGGGAAGAACTCCCCGCCGACCTCACCGATGCAGAGCGCGCTAGCCTCCAGGCACCCATGAATCGACATGAACGACGCGCAGCTATCAAGCTGGCTCGCCTCAGCCGAAATGCAAAAAAGCGCAAGGGCATTACCACGCGACGAGAAGGGGGAGGGGACGTGACGCACTTTTGTTCGGAACTTCTGTTAGAAGGTCCGCCGCACGTCCGCACGCTCTGCGGAGCACCCGCCGAGATGGTCACTGACGCCCAATTTAGGTGGGACGGAGTTGACTGCCCTGAGTGTTTGAAACGCGGCTTTGTGGAAGCGAATGCGTTCGCGGAGCGGACGTTTGGGGGAGAAAATATGACTAACATTCCAACAGACGCCGAGTATCTTGAGAGACTCAAAAAGCCGATCACAGACGAGAAACTAGCCGAACTAGATAGTTGGTATTCCAAGTGCTCATCGAACAGCCTGAAGTTCTGTGACGCTGATTATCTGGCTATTCGGGCGAGGCTTAAGATGTCTGAGGACGAGCTGAAGGCTGCACGGGAGGTCGTGGATGCTGCCCGCAACATGTACGGAATGACAGCGGGGGAAAATCTAACACAATCTGGCATCTACTATCGCGCTGGTCTTTGCGATGCTCTGGGTGCTTATGACACGGGGCAAGACAAACGGCGTAGGTGGCCAGCATGAACCCACGCCTTGAAATAGCTTCGAGGATCTATTGTGCAGAGATCACTAGATGCGAGCCCCAGTCTCGCTCGACAAAGAGTTTATCGAGAATTGTCTCGCACAAGCCGACGATCTGATCAAAGCCGAGGCTGCGTCTAGAAAAGACGAGCATAGGCACACCTGGTCAGTTTGGAACTTCGACGACCCGAGACACTCCAAGACTAGTCTTCAGCGGCGCTGTGAGACCTGCGTGGCGGTGGAATATGGGACTTTGGCAGGAGAGAAGAAATGAAAGAGGCCAAGCCATGCAAAGAATCCACAGCGACTCCTTCGTAATCACCCAGCGCATGAGGGACTACAAATACATGACACGTATTCAAGAGCTAGAAGCTGAGCGTGATGCTGCGCTATCTAAGGTCAAAAGTCTGGAGCAAGACTTATCGACGGCGCGAGAAAGTCTCTACACGGTCGCAGAGCAACGTAACTCTGCGCTGGCAGAGCAACGTAACTCTGCGCTGGCAGAGCGCAACGCGGCCGTGACGAGGGCGGAGAAGGCGAAGACCCTGCTAGCGAGCTATCAGCGCGGCTGGGAAAACCAAAGAATGGACCTCGTCAGTGAGCGCAACGCGGCGCAGGCTGAACGTGACCGGCTGCGCGTGGCGCTGGAGATCGCCATGCGGGAGCACGCTCGCGCGTCCTGGACCCAGATCGATAACGCGATGAAGGCCGAGGAGAAGCCATGAGCGACCCATGCGTGTGTGACGAGCTGGCAGCCGCGCGCCAGGAAATCGTGCGGCTTACGGAGGAGCTCGTGAACGCCCGTGCCGCGAGCCAGGCGGCTTGGAGAGCCAGGCGGCTGGCTCTCGGGCTCTGCACCAACTGCCCAGCACCGCTCGGACCCGGACGCGAGGGGAAGCGGTTTTGCGAGCCCTGCCGCAAGGCAATGCTCGTCTACTCAAAGTCGCGGTACCAGGCGCGGGCAGGGACCGTGCGGAAGTACGCTTGCGGGCTCTGCGGTGAGCGGGGCCACAACGCGGCGACATGTGCGGTGGGCACAGTTTAGGCAGGCGACAGCGCAACGCGGCGCGTGGTAACCCCACGCGCCGCCCGCTCAACCGGAGCGGAGCTGTCCAGCCCCCCGACAGTAATGCCCCGCTCAACGGCCTAGAGTGCCATTGTACCATGCTCGGAGCGGGCGGTGGCTCAGTGGCTACGGGCCAGGAAAGTGCTGGCGCAGGCGTGCTGGCCGCGTCCTGGTGGGGCACCTAATCTGGAGCCATGACGAAACCCTGCGCCAGGACGGAGCCAGTACGAAAATTATACAGTTGGGTCAAAAAGGTCTGTAGAGCCAGGATGTTATTTATTCCATCCTGGCTCCAAGAGAAATAGAAACGAAAATGTAACCCATTGATCTGCCTACCACCCACGTAATGAAGGTAGAGAGGGGCTCCTGGCTCCCTGGCGTGGTTAGTTTTAGCCATGGTAAGTGGTAAGTGACTGGCCAAAATTAGCCCTACTTCGCAGTGTGTTAGAATAGGACAAATCCCTTCCTGGCAGCCGCGTCCACACCGTTTAAACGCATCGCATGGAGAGTCAGAAATGACTGCACGATCAAAGCGCCTACTGATTGCGTTTTTAGCGCTAGCTGTTACGCTGATTCTAAAGACTCTTGATTTCCAACAAACTTGGCTCGGCGTGTTCGTCCTAGAGGCGCTGCGCTGGGTGGTAGGTGCAGAATGAGTCATGGCAAGCCAGGGCGCCCACCCTTCGAGGTGGATGAAGAAGTGTTGCAGCGCATTCGGATGCTTGCGCGTGATGGCGTTTGGGAAAAAGACATCGCACGATGCATCGGTCTGCACCCCAGCTCATTTGTTGCGTTGAAGCAAAAATATCCAGCGTTGGGTGAAGCTTTAAAAGAAGGAAGAGCACAAGGACACGAGGAAGACGCGCGCGCGCTCGGCATCCTTGCGCGCAACGGTGACAAGATCGCGCTAATTTTCCGCCTCAAATGCCAGCACAAGTGGAGTGAGGATGGAATGCTACAAGATAGTGCTGACGGAGACGGTCAAAAGCCTGTCGCGCGACGAGTTCTTGACAGCTTACGAAAGCCACGTAGCGAGTGACGACGAGGAAGCAGCCGCCCTGCTTCTGATCGAAAGGTGTCGGAATGACGTTGAAATGTTTGCGCTGGCGTTTTTTCCGCACTACTGCAAACACCCTTTCAACGAATTCCACCGTGCTATGTTTGCGGACTGGCGATTTCCTGCGCGCGCAGTTCGCCAAGTTGACGCTGCACCTCGCGGTCACGCAAAGTCGACAATCAAGACGCTTATCAAACCCATTCACGATGTCTGTTATGCGCTCGAAAGTTTCATCATCATCGTCTCTGACACCGCTGGCCAAGCATCTGGCAAACTCAAGGACATTCGGAGTGAGCTTCTGGAGAACGTGGTTCTCTGCGCTCATTTCGGTCCATTCTTTGATAGTAAGCGCGTGGCTGAGACGTCATATGTCGCGCGCTCGGGCGACCATCGGTGCAAGTTCGAGGCGTATGGTGCGGGCTCTGAGATCCGAGGGATTCGTTACAAGGAATCGCGACCGTCAAAGATCATCATCGACGATGGCGAAAACAGTGACGAAGTTCACAACGAAGAGCTACGGTCGAAGAGGGAAGATTGGCTCAAGCAAGTTATCAGTAAGCTTGGTGACGAGAACACTAACATTGAGGTAGTGGGCACCAAGTTACATCGCCAGTCAATGCTTGCGAACCTGCTCGTCAATCCCCGCTACAGCGCGCGCACCTATAAGGCCATTGTTTCCTGGTCAGACCGGGAGGACCTTTGGGGTAAGTGGCGCGCAACCTACGTCAACCTCGACAACCCCGAACGACACACGGAAGCTCTCGCCTACTACAAGGCGCACGAAGCTGCGATGACGGCCGGCACGGAGATACTTTGGCCAGGGCGTTACACGTACTACGCGCTGATGGAAGAGCTGATTGAGGTCGGGAAGAAGGCTTTCCTGAAGGAAATGCAGAACGATCCCGTTGCGAACGACGAGGCCCTTTTTGATACCTTCCACTGGTATACGGAGACAGCCGAGGGCTTCCTGATCGAGAAGACCGGCGTTCTGATTCCCCATGCACACCTTTCGCCAGCACTCGGCGCGCTCGACCCCGCAACCGGCCAGACTAAGGCAAAGAGCGGGAAGCTTGGCGACTTCTCTTCACTCCTCACCGGCTACACCGATGCTAAGGGGAGGCTCTTCGTCCACCACGACTGGACGAAGAGCCTCCC